AACCCCCTTCCGCAGTTGTAGCGCGTCGCGAGGTTTGAAACCATTTATCGCGAGGTTTGAAACCACTTTTGCAACACGTTTTGCCCCCTCCAAAACCTCCTCTTATCCATCCTTGGAACATCCTTTAAACATAATTTGAAATCAGCAGTTCGGTGCGTTGTTTTGCTCTGGATTGTGCTGTTGTACTCATCGAATATTTGAGCGTGGTTTCCTGGATAAAAAAGTCCTTGAAAATGGCTCTCACCTCCTTAGTGTCATTGATGGTCATCAGAAACTTGCCACTGATGTTATGGAGAATCGCCGATAGTTCAACAAAGTCCGGTTCTCGAAAATCATGCTTATAGCCTGAGATCTTCCAATATGGGGGATCAAGGAAAAAGAAGGAGTGCGGGCGGTCGTATCTGATAATGAGGTCACGGAAGTCCTTGCATTCGATCTGGACGTGGATAAGGCGCTGCCAAGCTTTTTCAATGGTAGACTCCAGGGTGAGGAGATTGAAGCGAGGTTTGCCAGTTGTGGACACTCCGAAGGTCTGGCCGGTTATATGGCCACCAAAGGCGCACTTCTGCAGGAAGAGATACCTGGCCGCTCTTTGTACATCGGTGAGGGTGTCGGGGTTGACCTGTTGTTCTCTGTCGAATTCAGAGCGGGAAACTAGACTAAACTTATACTGCCTGTAAAGTTCTTCGGGGTGATGTTTTATCACTCTATAGAGAGTGACCAGGTCTTTATCGAGATCATTCAGGACTTCTGTCTGTGATGGATCTTTGGCGAAGAACACGCTTGCTCCCCCAGCAAATACCTCGACATAGCAGGTGTGCTCGGGGATTTTGTTGATAATGGTTTTTGCCAGTCGTGATTTGCCGCCGAAGTAGGGAATAACTCCTTTCATTTTTTGCCTTTTAATTTACAGCTTCATCTGCTACAACTCCCCGCGTGCTACCCAGCATCGGGACTAAGCAGGTGAACCCTGTCGACCCCTTCCGTGTTTCAGCACGGTCGAGTGGTTGGGGGATGTTCAAGCATCCCCGTCCCGTCCTTTAAATGTTTGGTTCAGCCTCAGCGATCTCGACCGCACCGTTCGCGCTGCCCTGCGTTTCTTGCTGGGACCATGTCTGATTTGCTTCCATCTCGTATGGTGTCGATTCGTTTGACAGGGACTGAGTCACGTCTCCCTGCTGGCTGAGGGCAGTGTTATTGATCCCGGACATATTGTTGTTGTTGCCCTTGATGTTGTAGACCTGAGTATTCGCGACGGTCTTTCGTTTATTCATCACGTCGATACCACCGCCGAAGTAACGAAGGAGAAGCCCTGCCCATGCCCTGGCCTCTTCGCTTGCCGTGGCTTCACGCTCGATCTGTTGGCCCCTGCTGGTCAGCTTATTTGCCATGAGCGCGACAGCCTGAATGTCGGTGGCGCCGTTCATGGCTTGGTTGTAGCTGTTCTCGATGCCGACATTCTGATCGCGAATCGCCATCGTCTGCAGGCCAATATCCGAAGTTTTCACCTCCTTGCCGGCTGGGGTGATGTAGGTGTGCTGGTTTTTGGAACAGCCAAAAGAAAAAAGCAGGGCCAGGAGAAGAAGCGGGATAAGTGTTCGTGAACGATTTTTCATTTTGTCACCAAGGTAATAGTTGAACCATTGCTAATAGCATCGAATACCAAAGCTGAAGGCGTGTCTTTACGGGATACACCGCCTTTCGTACGCAAAACCGAGTTTACATACTCGGCACATTGCCATTTTTCGTTATCCTGTGTTTTTCCGAAAAACCCCTTGATCGCCTCCCATTTGCTGTACGATTCTCCTACTCGGCTGAGGGCGAATTCTTCAACCTCCGGAGCCAGAGGTTTATTCAGAGAGATCCAGTAGAACGGGAGAAGTTTTGATAAAGGGAATATCCGGATCATTGGGACTACAGCCTCCAGGGTCATGACCCGACCGGCAACCGGCCAGGCAATTCCGACATGGGAATACTCTGATCGGGTAGCTATCCGGATTATTTGAGACTGGACATCGCCCCACGAGCTCCAGCCCTCGTGGGTGAAAGCGATAATGTCCCCCGACTGTATCAGGGGCCGTGCTGTTTTATAGTCCAAGGTAGTTCTCCGGCCAGCCAGTAGAGAAATCGTAGGAAAGCGGGTCCGGACTGGCTTCCATTGCCGCCTTGTGCTGCTCTGCCCTGGTGAAGAGGGCACCATCGAGAACCATACCGGCCTGAAAAATAGCCTGGGCGATGGTCTGGGACATCGACACCTTGGTGCCGTCCATCGTCTTCCACTGGACGGGAGGGACGGCGGCCCCGGCCAGCACCAGCCCAAGGTGTTGTGTGCGGGACTTCGGGTCACTGTGATACCACTTGAAGACACCGGGTTCGACCTCAACCTTAAAGCCGCCATCCATCCGTCGGTCGCGTTCGGCCTTAATTCTCTCCCATACCCTGCCCTTGGTCTTTTCCAGCTCCTCATCCTGCCAGCCAGGCCAGTCGGCCAGTTCTTTAGTGGCCTCATCCCACATGTACCTTGTGGGATACTCATTGAACCAGGCACATACAGAGGGATCGAGATCCTTGGCGAACTCGCCCTCTCCGGGTCCGTTGGGATCGTTGCACCGCTTGCCGCGATTGATTACTGAGCTAAAAATGCATGTCCACATATTATCTCCTTAGGGTTATCGTCTGAATATGCGCAGGCACAGTTCCAGCATGGACTTTTAAATGAATAGTAGACACCGGCAGAATATTGACGACAGAGGATGCCGTATAAGAGTACGCGTCAAATGAATTTGTGGTACCGCCATCGTAGGAAACAGAAGGTATGGAACTACCAATTGTGACAATTCCAACACTTAACAATGTTGCAACAGGCAGAATTGCAGCCACATTACAGGAGGTCCATCCTGCTCCAATGCTCGCATTTAATATCGGCCTACTCGTCTGTGTCAGCCAGTCAATACGATTAGCAATCTGCCGATACGGCATTGTCACTCCGGCAGCGGTGTTCTTCGCATAGGTCACCTGCCGCCATGCGTCGATCTCGGCGTCACTAGCAGGTCCATTTAACGAGGAGTAAGCCCTTGGCTCGAAAGTGACACCATCAGTAAGCCGCGTCAAAAAAACAAAGGAGTCCAGATTTGGGGTGGTTGCGAGAATTACCTGAGAGTCAGCAGTGGTCTCAAGCCATATCGTCCTGCTAGAATCCCAGCATCCGCAAGGGGTGATGGTGAGCGTGTTGCCTGCGACCGTGACATCCCCGCCGATGATGTCGTTGTTGGTGTTGCTTGCTGGAATAGCCGCTATCGCCGCGCCGACGAACTCCGTGTTGGCGACATGGGTGTTATTGGTTCCGGGAGCGGCTGTTGGTGCGGTGGGTTCCCCGGTTAATGCAGGGGACGCGAGCGGTGCTTTCCCGGACAAAGCTGCAGCGACGCCAGCCAAATCGGTATCATCGGCGATGACCCCATTGCGGTCCTGGAATGTATACGTCCTGGCCTCCGTGTTGGCGTTGGTGAAAAACGACTTGATCACCCCGAGAGCATTCATGAAGTTGATCTTGAATAGCGTCAGCCCCGGGACTCCGTCAGAGGCGTCCTTGTTCACCACTTCCCCGACCATTGGCCGCAGATCGGCGATCCGCAGGATGCCGACGCTATCGGTGTCGACCAGGGCCAGCGGGATATAGTCGCCGGATGGCGGGGTCAGAGACACCACCACTTCGCCGCTGGCGTTGATATAGATCCAATTGGACTGAGAGGATGACATCAGCAAATTGCCGGCGGCGACAGTGAGCTGTCCGCCAATCAGACGGACCACGACCTCCGTCCAATTGGCGGTGAGACCGCCACCGTCCGTCACAGCACCGCCGGATATAACCCGGTTCACCGACAACAGCGCCCCCTGGACCACCTCATCGATCCTTTCGTTGTCGTGCCATTCATCGTCCCAGTTGGGATCGCCCGCTGACGGCAGACGTTTTTTCAACCGATTGGTATAGCCGTTGGCCATGGTGCCCTCCTTACGCCGACACCGTGAGTATCCAGGTCTGGACCATGGACTCGCCGGCTTCTTTGTTTTTGACCGCAAAAACTGAGCGGCAGAGCATCTGCCCAGCGGAAGCAGAGTTGAATATCCCCGACTCGGTGATGGCTCCGGTGCCGTCTCCCGCCGGCCAGGTGCAGATATAGGTGACCTTATTGGCGTCGGCCCCGGTGCCCTGGGTCCGGGAATCGAGAGCATTGCGGTCCAGCTCGTTTTCCAGCGCCGTGTTGGCTGCAACCGGCGTTGTGGTGCCGATGCCGATGGCCATATGGCTCATCTGTGCTTCCTGCCTGCCCGCCAGCTGGTCGGCAATGTGATTTTTGCCGGTGGTCACAACCAGATTAGGACTCCAGCCGCAATCCCGCACCATTCCCGTCTCTTCGTTGATGAAGAGAAAATGCACCCGGCCAATCGGATGAACCCTTTCGGAAATACAGGCGAATGCAGCCTTGACATTTGCCCAGCTCGAGCAAACCAGCCACACGGCCCGGAGCCAAAACACACACCATTCCAACACCTTTCTAAATGCTCTTAAACCCATTTTCACTCTCCTTCTGTCATCGCGACAGTAGACTGGAGGGCTGTCCTGTCATCACGACGGTCAGCCCTTTTTTTCCAATACCCCTTGTCAGTTTTTAGAGTCGGCTCCGGAGCGTAGGCCCGGAAATCCTGCCCACAATGCGGGCAATCAAAATTAATGGGCGTCGGCCCACCAGGCAGCGGGGCCAGATTGGCCACGGAGACGCTGCCATTTTCATTTTTCAGATAGTAGATGTGCAGGCGGCAATGCACGCAGTAGACTTTGGGCGCAGCCTGCACAGTGATGTTGAGCTCGTCGTGTGGTCTTGCCGAGTCGGAAATCTTGGTCATAACGGCCATAACCTCCCCGATCATCGTCCGCAGCTGGGCTATAGTGGAGTTTATCTTGCCGAGCATCTCAGTCACCAAAGGGAGTGAGCCCAAAACCGCTGCTCAGTTTGCCGCCGAAACCGCTGCTAAACAGCAGAGAGTCGGACACGATAACCGACGAGGTCCGCAACGCATTCAGGGCCACAAACAGCTGCGCAAAAATCGTCACTTCATCCGGGTTCTTTTGCCGCCATGCCGACAGGCCGCCAAAAGGAATCTGGCCAAAACCGCCGCTGCCAAAGCCGTACACCGACCAGAATTCGGGAAAATCCTCCATCACCACGGTATCGTGTCTCTGGGTGGCACGGTCGGTATGCACCGCGGCCATCGCCGTAATTACCTCGGCCAGTTCAACCCGGATCTCCCAGATGGTCAGCAGCATGTCGGAAACCACAGCCTCATCGGATCTGCTCAAATTGAGGCGGATCAGCAACTGCTCAAGAACATGCACCGCCTCATCATTGTCGACGATCTCGGTGATCATCATCGACAAGGTGTCCATGACCAGCACCGCATCCTCTTGTTTCATTTGGCTGAGGAGATAGAACAGGTTCTCGGCGACGATCCGCAGCAGGTTGATGGATCCGGACTTGCCCGAGCCAAAGAGTCGGTCCATGGCTCGCAGCACCATGGGCACCTTGTTCATCTGGTTGAAATTGGCGGACACCTCGATAACATCCTCTTTCTCCAGGTCGACCTGATCGAGGTAGGCCATGAAGGTATAAAAGCTGCTCGGCCAAGCGTCGGTCATCAGATAAAAATCGGCCACCTTGGCAGCCATGCCGGCATCGCGGATGAGGTCGAAATTGTAGCTGTCCGCCTTGGCCTTGAGCCCGAACCGGGAGATCGCTCCGGCGTCCTCGCGGGTCACGGAATCAAGAAAGCCTGCCGTCGACGAATCGCTTGCCGTCCAATCACGTTTGAAAAACAGCTGCACACGGTTGGAGATCTCCCGCAAGGGCTGGCGGGATACCGATATCGAGCGCAGCTGCAGGTTATCGGCGGTGAGCTGGCGGGATACCGGCTTACTCGCCGGGTGCCCCTCCCGCAGGGCCATTTTCAGTTTGCCGCCCGAGGTAAAAAACCGGCTGTGGGACTGATAACAGATGCGCTTGATGGCCTCACGCACTGTGGCCTCGGCATCGATCAGACCGTCCAGGCGATAGCCGCGCTCGGCAAACTTTTCACCGATGGCGGTAAATGAAGCGGCGTCGAAGTCGGCTGCAGCCACCCCGGCCCTGGTAGTCAGCAGCTTCTTGATTGCCAGATCGGGCCGGATGCAATCGGACAACGAGGCAACCTCGGCCGTAACTTCGTCGGAATAAACCACCTCGGTGGGCACATACTCGACATCGAAAAAAGCATGGAGGATGTAGACCGCCTTGGCGTCGCCGGCGTTGGTATAGGTGACCCTGATCTCCCGGCCGGTAAACCAGTTCCAATCAAAATTCACATTGGCGGTCAGATCGAACAAATTGACGACGGTGCGCGACGGGTTATCCTGGGTACGGATATTTACACCCCGGTTGTCGGTAGCGAGCACCTTGACATCGTCGCTGTTCTTGACATTGACCACCCCGGTATTCTTGACCTTGCCATTGAGAGCTGACCCGGTAATTCCCGTGACTTTGGGGCTCACTACACCGCTCTTTGTCGTTTCAAGGGTGACTTCGTAAAAAGATATTGCTCCTCCGACCACTCCGGATCCTGTCCAGGAGATTGTGACCGAGCTAACAAACGAGGACATGTTAAACCATTGATCGACTGGGCCGGTATTGGGTACCCAGGTCGGATTTGTGCCGGGAATGTTCAGGGTGACCGTTCCGGCATCAAAAGGAAAAAAGCGAACATGCAGCCGTTGGGATATAATTCCGCTTTGCCCGGCAAAATAGAATGTTTTCGATCCGCTACCGTATGATCCGATCGATAGCGGTAGCCCGGTGGTACTGCCGTCCGTGATAACAGCGCCCTGCACCGTCGCTTCATGACCGTGGGTGGGATCGGTCACAGCCACCGTAGGCTGATCAAAATTATGGACATGCTCGCCGCCGATCTCATGGCTGTGGCCGTGGTCGACGTCGACATCGGCATCGAGGGCAATCTCGTCATTGGGATTCGGCCGGGACAACCGCCCCACAACCCCCACCCCAGAAACCCAGACATCACAGAAATCAGCAAGGATCTTGCCGGATGACCAGTGCTCGACCGCCAGATAGGCCCGCAGGATCTCTCCCCGGTTGCGGTTGACCGTGGCCTGGATGAGGGCCAGCACGGCGTTGCCGGGCTTGATGCAGGCTGCGGTGGCCAGATCGGCCGCATCATAGGCATAGGCCGGCTGCAGTGCGCTATTGCTGCCGGACACTCCGTCAAACTGCATCTCCAGGAAGCGGGTCGATTCGCCGAATTTTTTCACCCAGGGTTTTTCGCTGAAGATAATCCGGGCAGGGTTAAGATCCGGGTGCACGGTATAGATTTCGGCCGGCGCCGGAAAGCCCTCGATCATAACATTGGCAATCGATGCCACCGGCCCGGCGCAGAGGTTGAAGGTATGGTCGCTGATTACCGAGATGATTTCCCGTTTATCGAGATGCTCGGCGGCCGAAGACAGGTAGCCGCGCTGGATCACCGTAAGGCTCGACGCAGTCCGGCCGCTGTAGCGGATTTTTTCCTCGTCTACCAGTACGGTGCCCGAGGTGGGGAAGAGCAGCTGGTCCAGATTTTCGTAGACCGGCAGGACCATCGTGCCCTTCAGGATCGAACCCTTGAGGCGCAGCCGCTGCACTGTTTTAGCCTTGAGCGCAGGCACTCTACCGGTGTTGCCGAAGGCTACGGGGATACCCTTGCCGATATCGCTATCTGCAGCATAGGGCCAGGCCTCCCGAGTGATCAGCTCGCCGCAGGGCTGGTCGTAACGGATGGACAGGGAGACCAGGTCGAGGGTCAACAGCCTGCTTGCCTCGTCAAATTCAATAGGGTCCTGGACCACAAAACGATCGATCAAGGCCTTGCTCGATTCGGCCAGGCCGGCAAACCACTGATACAGCTCCACCTCGACGTTTTCGGGATATTCGGCCAGGAAGTAATCGGAGAAAGGGTGAGCGCCGCCATTCCACAGGGTCAGGGTCATCTGCCGGATCTCGCCGTTATCTGCGGCCGTGGCGTCTCCCGCCGAATCCTGCAGCTCTCCCCAGTTCTCCACCAGGGGCTGATACTCATTGCTCAGGCCATCGGCGGCACCCAACGGCTGGTCAGAGAGATAGACGTTACCGGCATCCGGAAATTTAAAGACCAGCAGCTGCCGAGGTCGCCGGAAAGCAGCGTTCTTGGCGCTGATAAATGATGCGGTCAGATCGGTTCTCATCCCACAACCTCAAGAAGCAGCTCTCCAGCAAACCGATGATAGGAGGTTTCGGGAAAATCAATCGTGGTGGTCAGCAGCCGAACAGTATGAGCAATGCCCTCTTCGTCATAATAGGTGAATGGGTTCGCGGCACCGTTGCATATCGTGTTATGCCAGGTTATCAGGGCCTGGTAATCGGCGAGCGGCAGTGATCTGAACACGATTGGGAAGGTGCGGATGGCTATTCCCAGCTCCTCAACCTGCAGCGAGCCGCCGCCGGTGCGGTCGATCACCTGGATCTTTTCCACCGGCCGTGAAACCGGATAGCGGATTCCTCGGGTAAACTGCAGACTATTTGCGCCGAGCACAAAACGAGGGTTCATGATCTGGCCTCCAGGCGGCGCTGCTCGCTGACAATGGATGTCACATCGGAGCGGGACACCTGCTGGTTGATATTGACGGTGACGCCGCCTCGGGCGTTTTTGCCGCTGTAAGCAGCTTCAGCCGCCGCCACCTCCGACGCCGACATGGATGAGTCGGTGTTCTCGTAGCTGCCGGTTGAGGGAGCAGAGGATGAGGAGGGAGCGGCTGGAGCGGCGGACGCAGCCATGCGCAACTGCTCAAACTTGGTGATCAGGCCATCGATGCCGGTGACCACCGCGCGGCCGTCAAAGTACGCGGTCAGACCGATCTCTTTGCCGTTCAGGTCATCAGCCTTTACTCCCACGGCAGCGAGTTGATTGTTCATCTCTGCCGTTTTTTGGGCAAACTGTTCTGCCAAGGTGCCAGACTGCTCCTGCATCCTCGTCATGGCCAGCCCTGCAGCCAATTCGCCTTCTTCATAGGCGTCGGCAGCGAGTTTGCCAATTTCATCGTATAGCCACTGTTCGACCTCATAGATATCGGCTCCGGCCTGTTTCCAGCGGATGGACTTCCTGATCAGTTCGTTTGCTTCCTCGGTGAAATATTTTTCCGCTCCAAATCCAGCCTCTTCATACATTTCCCGCTCTGCGGCGGCTTTTTCTTCTGCTTCCGACTTATGCTTATCGAGAATTTTCTGCCGGGCTTTCTCCTGTTCTTCCAAGGATGTTGTGGCTTGATTTATCTTTTTCCGATAATCCTCCATCCCTTTGATCATTTCGGAGTTGGAACCTCGCATATCCTTGAATGCCCGGTCGGATTTAAGCGCCAGTTCCTCCGCCGCACCAAAAGCAGCTTCGGCATTTATCTTCCATTCTGCAGCCGCACCGCTGGTTAGTCGCAGCTTATCGGTGAGGCTGGCCGCACCTTCGATGATTTTGAAAATACCGCCGGACACCGCAAGAGATGCAGCTGCCACCGCTGTAAAAGTTCCCTCGAGAAAACTAAAAGCCCTAATTAACCCGCCACCTACCGCTTCCTTGATGTTGTTGAAAGTCGCAGTCATTCTTTCAAGCTTATCTGCGTTGGTATCTGTCTGGACGCCGAGTTTATCCATTAATTCGCCACCGGCCTTCAAGGTAGCAGTCATAAACGCCTGCTTGCGTTCGGTGTCGGTGAGCTGGATAGACGTCTTCCCGAGAGATTTGGCGTATTCCTCGTTGGCTTTTTCGACATCGAGGATAATGCCGAGGTTATCCAGGATCATTTTTGACTGACGGCCAACCGCCAGAGAGATATCCTCAAAGGCCGTGACGGTGGATTGTCCGGTCATTTTGGCCGTCGCTCTGGCAATTTCCAGAAGCTTCACCACGTCATCCGGAGCGATACCCATCATCATGGCGGTACCGGCATTTTTTATCAGGGTCATGGTATCGACGGTGCCAGCGGAGACCCGTTTCAAATCAGCGACAATTTTATCGCCGTTGCTTCCGTAGGATGCCGCCAGCGAGTCGAAGGACCTTTTTTGCTGTTCGGCCTTTGCCGCTATATTGGCCATATCCCACGCCTCACGCATGGCCATAACCCCGGCGACAATCTCGACCCACGCCCCTTTGACACTCTCCCAGGCAGATTTAAGCTTGTCTGCAGCCCCGGCCCCGGTCTGTTCGACCTTGCGGAATTCTTCCTGAGCCTTGCCGGAAAACTCCTTTATCCGCAGGGTGCCGTTATCGTCGACATACAGCTCTATGGCTACTTTGGCGTTGGTTTGCGACATGGCTTATTCGATTGCAGTCTGTTGTTGATGTTGTTTTACGGTTCGATGGATGCCGACCAGACAGCGCCTGGCTAAACGGCGATCGACCGGGGCAATCTCCAGATCATCCATTGCCTGAGGTACGGCCGACATGATCAGATCGCCCCAGGGGCAAACTCGGTCATACAGGGCCAGCAATTGTCTGGTCGGCATGTCCCAGCTATTAACCGGACAATCACCGGTCGCTCCTGTGTCCTGGCCGTCGGTCACTCCTGTGCCATCCATGGCACCCTCGATATTTGGCCATCCCTGGCCTGCACATTCCGGCTCAATCTCGTCTTCTTCTAAATTTTGGCGGCATTGCCTGCAATTGACACTCGGATAGTCGAGGGTGAACTGCAACGCCGCCATTACTTTTTTTCGGCCTCGGCCTCCCGCTCGGCATTGAAGCGCTCAATGTCGAAAGTGACCCGGTTGAGCCAGGCGGTGAAAGCGGGCGACCAGGTCATGAGGAGTTGTCTCGATGCGCGATCGAAAGCGATCTCCCCCTTGAAGCCTTTTATCTTCTTCCAGTTGTCGACCAGGACCAAGCGCCGCACGTCCTCGACCGTAAGGCCTTGCCAGTCGACCACCACATGGCCACCGAACAGCTCCAAATACTTTTCGGCATTGAGCACCTGACGTTTTTTCATTACCGCCAGGTCCCATTGCGGCTCGGTTGCCGCCTGCATAAGTTCCTGCTGTTTGCCGCCGATGGGCCGGACCAGGACCTGAAATGTTTTCGAGCCGGGATAGGCCACCCAGATCGGCGGCTGTTCGTCTCGGGTGTCGATGATGTCGGCAAGTTTTAATTCATCCATGATCGTGACTTATGCCAAAGGGTTGGTGGTACGTTTATTGATAACCTCGATCCGCATCGGTGCGGTAAGGGTGGTCATGCCAAGAGGAGCGGCACTTGCACCCACAGCACTAAGCTTCATGGTGAAGGGGATCTTCCCAGCACCCGACAGCGGGGCCTCCGGATCCACGACCCGCAGATGCGGAAAAAGCACTCTGAAAGTGTAATACTGCCCGTCACTGATCAGTTTGCCGGTGAAGGTGATATCCATTTTCTTGGGCGTACCCGCCGCCCAGCTGGAGAAAAAAGCATTGTTGGCCTCGTTGTACCGAGGAAACTTCAGCGTCAGAGTAACTACCGGAAAGCCGTTGTCATCCGGTTCGGCAACGCCATCCTGCCCGGCAACCGCGCCGGAATCCATCGGCCGGGTGACGGTAAGCTCAAAGCTTGCCGGATTGACGATATCTCCCACGCCAAGCGCCGCGCCGCTCTGATCGTTGATGCGAAAGACGGTATCCTTGTTCATGATGACCCGGTTGCCCTTGAGAGGCGCGACCGCAGCCAGGGTACCTACCGTATTGGTGACACTGTTTCGGACCAAGGTGTCGCAGATCAACTCGAAGCCGACCGTGCATGGCTTGTTCATCTCGCCCGCCAGCTTGAAACCATGGACTTTCACGGAAGGGTATTCCCATGCGACGTCGGTCAGTTTCTGCTCTGCCAGCGTGCCGAAGATGCCGATAATCTCGGTCTTCATGTCATAGGTGTTGCTGTAGGCCGTGCTGCCTACCACGAGGGCCGGGACCTGAGCTTGGCCCATAACCGCAGCTAGCAAGACATCCATCCCCTCATAGCGCATATAAGCGTCGAGCGATCCAGCGGTTGTCATCTCGCCAAGATCGATGTCGGTAACCCAGGGTTGCCCTGCGCTGTCATCCATTTCCTGAGCGATGGTCGCCTTGATGCCGTCCGAGGTGATAAGCAGACCATCACCCGCCCCGCAGGCTACCGGAGTGTGCCATGCAGCCGCTTTCTTAAAGGCACAGACAAACTGTCGACCTGTAATTTCTTTTGTCATTGCTGCAAATCCTCCTACTTTTTAACTTTAGGTAAAACGGGTAAACTGCATCACAACCGACACCATCATGATCGCCCGACCCTCATCTTCCAGAATCTCCGACTCACCCTGGGAGAGCGGCAGAGCGCTATCGTAGACGCCGGCAAATGTATAATCTTTCAAGGCGGCGATAATATCTTCCGCAATGTCCAAAACCCCTTTCTGCCCGGCGGCGCCGATCAGCATAGCCTCCTGTTTCTGCAGCGAGACATAGGCGGCGGCGGTCAGCTGCAGGGTATCTTCATCCTGGTCCCCGGCGAGTGCGGCAAACTGCACGCCGCCGTCTTTCAGGCCGATCGCAGGATAGCTGCCGGAATTGCGGATCAGGCGGATATCCTCGGTGATATAAATATCACTGCTCCGGATGTAGGCTATCTCCGCCCGCAGCCTGGTTTTGCAGTTTGTTAACAAGGTTTTCATGGGCCGTTAAAAGTTCTTTAAAGTATGGCCGGTAAAGATCCTGTCGTTGCTCACAACCTCGGCCTTGTCGCTTTCCGAGGACTTCGGATCGCCGCTGCCAAGACCGATCTCTCCGGCCTGGATCTTGGTCAGCATCTTGATGGCATTGTTGTATCTGGCCTGCCAGTGATCGGGTGGACCCTGACGGCGGGAATAGAGATTGAAGACCGCCAGATCGACCGCCAACTTGGCAACGATGGGAGGGGCCGGTGCAAGCGGCAGGCCGTATCCCCGATCGCCGAGATACACATCGATCTCGACGTCGGCTGCTTCCAGGCTGTTGTCAATGACATCCATATCAATCACGCCACTCCCGGCATCATCGGTGAGGTCGATCAGCACCGCTTCGTTGAGGGCTTTTTTCAAGTCGTCCAGGGTGGCGTAGCTCATGGTTATTTACCTTCTTCGGGTTTCTTGGCACCTTTGGTTTTCTTTTCGGGCTCGGCGGGGACTTCTTTCAAAAAACCATGATCAAGCAGCGGCCCGCCTGTTTCCTCATCCATCGTTACCGGCTCAACCTCGTACCTCTTCTTTTTGTAGATGATCGGCGATGCGACGATGTATTCCTTTTCGTTTTCGGCCATGTCTATGACTCCTTACCTGGTGGAAAGGGGCGGGCTCGAGACCCCGCCCTTCGTTTAATTTTAAGAATTACGCGATCGCGTTTTGCACGAAGTAGCCAAGGTCTGCAGCGGTGATGACTTCCTTCACCGACTCCCCGGCCCGGACCCTCTTGCCGCCGCGAAGGCCGATATCCTTATCCTCGACCTGCCCGGCAACACGGGTGCCGAACTGGGCGGTCACGCCGAAGGTCACCCCGGACCTGGTGTCCGCCGTCTTGTTGCGATGGATCAGGGTCAGGTGCTTGCCCCAGGTGCGGGCAAGAGACATTGCCTGGCCCTGCTTGGCGGTATTGACCCAGGCGGACCCGACGAAGATATCCTCCAGCTCGAACAGATCGGCCATTTGCCTCCGGGTGGCTATCCCCGCATCGCCTGCATTGCCGTGGACCGCCTTGACGATCTGCGGATGTGTTGCCAGCTTGCTGAACACCGACCGGCCGATTGTCATGATATTGGCGCGCATGATCATACTGTCGAGCGCCCCGGTGATAACGCCGATCGGATCGGAGTTGACATAGTCGCTGAACTGATCCTGCCCGACCAGGGCTACCTTATTATTGGCGCCGTAGGTCGCTGCATTAAAGACCTTCGCGGCCACCCGCACTTCGCGGTCCAGCTCGACCAGGTCCATGATACCCTCGGCCGCTCTGCCGACCGGGTCATAGTTGGCCGGAGCGTTGTCAATATCCGCTTGCGGGATCGGATCATCGAGGCCGTAATCTTCGGTTGCACTGGTTTTTTCGGTGGCGGAGAACGTCACCTGGTTGGGCTGCGACTGCCGACCGACTTTGGTGTCCGGCACGGTGAATCCTTCAGCCATTGAATGTTCGAGCCATTTGAACTCTTGCTTGCCGACCGGGACCCTGGGCAGGACCTCATCGGCGATCAACTCCGTATTGCGAAAGGCGATGACGATGGCCATCAAGACCGGGTCTATCGGGAAAGGTGCTGGCATGATTTACTCCCTTACTGTTGGTTGTTTTAGGGCTGAAGCGAAATCAGCCCCTAAATTTGCGTTCCGGCCTTATTTATCAGACGGTACCGGGTGCAAGCAGCACCTTGCCGATATCGCCCAGGACTCCGGAGACCCTGGCGACGCCGATAGTCCGGTTGGTGGCCACCGCCGTGACCGCTTTACCATCGGCATCGCTGGTCAAGAGCGCCCCACGGGTGACAGCACCGCCGTATTCGACGTCGACCACGCCCATGGTATGGATATCGACCCGTTCGTTGATTGCCGCCCCCAGGGAGTCGGAGACCCCGAAAGAGAAGTCGCCTACGGCAGCTGCCTGAGCGGCCAGGCCGTCGCTGGCACCCGGTTTACAGATGCGGTGTGGAGCAATGGCCGCGCCTGCGGTGAAATTTTCTGTGAGTTTTGGCTTCATGACCTCTCCTTGTTCGATTTTTTAAAAGGGCGGGGATGCCGCCCCCTGCGTTGCTTTCGCTGTTATTTGCCCGTGCCCTTCACCACATGAGCAACCGCCTGGGTGATAGAGATGGTGCGCCCGGCCTTGGCCTCTGCCTCTTTAAATTCTGTGGCCCGCTTGGCGATCTCCATGTAGTCGCCATCTTCGGGGAGATCTTCACCCTGGGCATGTTCCTTGAACTTCACCGCTTCCGGCAAGCCGCCGATAAAACCGGTGAACCAGTCCAGGCTGGACTTTTTGACCTGCGCGCCGTTTTCGGCAAACTCGATGGTGGCGGGGGAATCGATGAGGCCTTCCATGAACTCTTTCAGTCCGCCATCGATCCAGGCAGGAAGGGGACCGCCTTCCGCCACCGGCTTTTTGCAGAAAGCGGCAATGGCTTCTTTGGCCACCGTTTCCAGCCGGGTACGTTCCTTCTCGGCAAATTCGGCGGCTGCCGCCTCGCGTCCCTCTTTCTGAGCCTTCGTTCGAGCAGCTTCAATGTCCGCCTCGCTAAAGGTTGTTACTGTTGCTGTTGCTGTTGCTGGTCCAGTCACATCGACCTCCTTTTGTTTTCGTTCGCTATACATCGAGAGCGCCGGTTCATCCCGGAGCGCCTCTTCTTTCAGGGTGTCGACATCCCAGTCAGGGACAATCCTGTCCGCTGCCTCCACCCCCTTTTCCTCAATGAGATATTCCCGCAGTCGACCGAACAACCGGGCAATCACACCCGCCCGATAGTCGGAAAACTCAAACGATACCGGCTCCCCCTCATTAAACTTGAGATCGGCAAGGCCTTTGACCGCAGGCGGTACCGCCCCGAGAAAGCCGACGTGCCTCAAGCTGCCGTCCGGATAAAAGGCGGCTGAGCGTTTTTTGTAAC